AAATAGAGGTTTTTATGTTGGTGAGTATACCAGAACTTTTAGAATATTTCGATATAAAACAATCCTCTGGAAATCAAGAGCAGTTGCATGTACGTGCTGAAATGGGTTTACCGCAATATAGATCTACTCAACGGGTAAATACAAATTATCTAGTACATGCTTTAGAACATATAGGGTATGAAAAAATCCCTTATATATCTGAGAAATATAATAATTCTGTTGGTAAAGTATCTATACTTTTACCCGCGACCTGGATAGACGATCTCGTGAATGAATTAACTGATTTGATAACTGTAACTACTGTGGAGGAATAATATGGCTGAAATAAAACGCCCAGGTCGTCTTAACGGAATGACCTCTTTTTTTAGAGATAATGCTGGTTTACTATATCCTGGGTCAGGTACTGTAGATTGTATTGTCAATGACTCATTTTTACATGATATTGTGGATACTTATAGCCACGAAGATATTTTAACTCAGCAAGGTGGAGACTTAGCTCTATATGCAAGAGTAAAAGAATTTAGTGGGTACCCTGAATATAACGCAACTTTTATATTCAGAGACCCTATAAATACAACCGATACTACTATTATACGACTTTTGACCCAATTACATGCTAACAATGCTTTTGCTGCACCTTTTGCTGCATGGGCTTCTACAAACCCAACACCAGGTGGTGGAGATGTGTTAGCTGTAGACCAGATCATAACTCACATAAGATTGCAAGGAGCTGCTTCTAATGCAACTTATACAGCAGCTGTTGGAGTTACTGCCTTAGGTATTTTACAGGCAGTAGGAAAAGGACTAGGTTTTCAAGCCACCTTTAAGAGATTTGAGTCTTGGACGATTGCCTAAAGTATTCTTGCTTAATCACATACCTACTATGAGTATGATTTAAATATTTAAATCATACTCATATCTTTTTTATAAAACTATTCTATAGTTAAAATATCTCAAAATTTCGAGGGGACTAAAAATGAGAAAACGTACAGATGACTTTGAAACTTTCGCTGTTAAAACATATGTCTTAGATAGTGGTCGAACGGTTTTTGTTTATCCTTTATCTGGAGATGAGAATCTTCTCCCTATAAAACAACTCACTAAATTTTTGAATTCTGACCTTAAAGAAATCAATGATTTGTTGGGTCTATCGTCTATTAAAGATATGGATAATATGAATTCTGCTGCCTTACAAGCGGCTGCATTAGCTTCTTATGCTTTATTAGCTTTATGTTTAGATGACCCAGAATATGTTTTTGATACAGAGATACCTGAAAATACCATAGTCCTTAATCCAGAACAATGGTTTGAGTTTTCATCCAAGATCTCCACAGAGTGTAGATCCAGACATGGTAGAATGCTTTATACAGATTCTGATAGAAATGGAATAGTTTCTTTGGCCAGAGAAGCCATTAGGAAAACTGTCGAGGAAGAAAAAAAAACTTAAGTGAAGATGTGTGGGCCGAATTAGATTTAGATATGACTAGGGGGTCACGTACTATAGCATATCGAGACTTACCTTATAATGATCAAGTTAGAGAATTACTTTGGAGAGAGGAAGTATTAAAAGGTCGACCTAGTTTGAGTCCTCTAAATAGAGAGAATGTTTTTCAATTTGCTTTAGAAATATTAAGTTCTTTAAGTCCTTCAGGAGCAGAGGAACTTAATAAATACCTTCCTATATCCAATACTTTATCTAATACGGACTCTGACATTCTTGATATAGTAAAAATACCTACCCCACAACCAAAAATGTTCAGACCACCTGGAATGCCTGATAACCATCCTGATATTTTAGCAGGTTTATATATATGATAGAAGAAAAATTAAAAGTAATAGAACAAAGATTACTAAAGAAAAAAACAGAAGCTATGAACACTGCTGCTAAAGAAGCTATAGATTATATAATCTCAAGATGGCCTGTAGATTCCGGTAAGTCTAGAAAAGGTTGGAGATATATCATAAATGGGTCTCATATAGAGATATATAATATAGAAGATTATGTAAAATATGTCACTTATAAAGGATCTAAGAGAGTGATACTATTAGATCTCTTAGAAGAAGTGAAACCTAGAATGACATCCCGTATAAATGAGATTATGAAACAGAGGTTATTCTAATGTCAGAAATTTTAGATTATGAAGTAGATATAGATATAGAAGCTATCCGGATGGCTGCTACTGAAGCTACTAAAAAGTTTCGCGAAATAGAAAAAGCTGCATCAGCAATGGGTGACTCTATTTCTCAAGATATAAAATCAGCTATGTCTACTTCAAAAGCTGAGGCTGTTAAATATGCCAAGGAATATAAAAAACAGTTAGATAAGATAGAAAAAGACTCCGAACGTTCAGTCAATAAACAGACAGAAGATTTAAAGAAACCTTTTGATGAAGCTAGAAAGAAGTTTGACTCGCTGGAGACCGCTGCCGGAGCTTTAGGCTTACCCTTCGCTGGTATATTCGGATCTTTACGTGACATAAACGGCTCCTTAGGGGACTCAGTAGAGGTGGGTGGTAAAGCTAGTGCTAGTTTTCTAACCTGGGGAATAGGGATAGGAGCAGCAGTAGCAGGGGTAGCTTTAATAGGTGCGGGTATAATAGGTGCCGTATCAGCTGCGGATGATTTAGCTAGAGAATTAGAAGATTATAATAAACTGCCAGGCTTCGGAGTAACCCCTGAAGAGTTAGCATCTATAGATGATGCTAATGCAGCCTTCCAGGGCATTACTGATATAGCTTCTAACCTCGTAGTACAATTCGCTTCTTATGTAGCTCCGGCAGTAGGCGCTGTGACTGAAGGTATTATAGGGTTATATTTTCAAGCTCAAAACGCGTTCACTTGGATTTCTTCTTATACAGAATATATAGCTGGTGTCCTTTATGATAAATTAAAACCAGCCATTACAATTATATCTGAAGGTTTTACTGACATTAAAAATACAGTAGCTACTGTATTTGAGAGTGTGAAATCTTCTATTATGGGGGCTTTAAAAACAGTCTTTGCCTATATCTCTAAAATACCTGGGATGGGTTATTTAAAATCAGTTTTTGACGATGTTACTACTGCTTTATCTAGTGTGAAAGTAGAAACTATAGATGCAGAAAAAGCTACTGAATCTTTCATGGGAGTGGCTAAAAAAAGATCTAAAGAAAATTCAGAGTGGTATAAAAAAGAAAAAGAAGAATTAACTGATTTAAAAGAAGCTAGAGAGAAATCCTTAGAGATTGAACTTTTAGCTAAATATACTAAAAATTTAGAGGAATCAGAAACTAAACAAAAAGAATTCTTTAAAGGTATTGAGCTATATTCCGAACAAGCCATTAAAGGATATCAAAATTTATATGATATACAAAAACAATTAGATGGTATGAAACCTAAATCAATAGATTTAAAACCTATTGAATATGATATAAAAATACCAGAGTTTACCGAAGGTCCATCTTGGTTTGGTAAAGCTACTGGGGTAGCTTCCAGTATTATGGGTGGGTTTAGCTCAGCTTTTGGTATGGCAGGACAAATATATGGGGTTTTTGAATCTTTGGCACAGCAGACACCAGAGCAAATAAAAGAGATGATAAATGGGGTAGCTGATACTTTCGTGTCTGTAGCGGATAAACTACCAGAGTTAATCAATAGTCTTGTAGAGGCTTTACCAGCTGTAATACCAAAAATAGTAGACGCTTTAGTATCTGTTCTAAATTATTTAGCCGTGGATGGAATACCTGTCTTAATGGACATGGCTTTAAGTTTTATAACAGCTATTGTAGAAGCCTTACCAGTTTTAATACCATCTTTGATTAATGCAGCCGGTTCTTTTATAGGAGCTATTATAGGAGCTATCCCTGAGATAATATCAGTCTTGGTAACACATGCCCCTGATATTATAGTAGCCATCATATCAGGTTTGTTATCGGCGGTGATACAAATCATAGCGGGTGTTTTAGAATCTCTGGGTTTGAATTCTGCAGCGGAGTCTTTGAGAGGATTTGCTAATAGTATGTCCAGCTCTTCCTCGGGAGGGGGTTCTACTTCAGGTGGTTCAGCATCGGGTGGTACTACTTCAAATACTACAGCAAGCAATGTCTCTGGCTATAAATCAGAACAGTTAGGAGATGACAGTATAGATGTCACAGATGCTTATATATCAAATACAGACGCTAAGAGTATAAAGACTACCACAGGGGATAGTGCATTTGTTTATCAAAAAGGGGGGGTGAATGACTTGGCATCTCTTCTAAAGGGTATTTTATTTGAATCCGTTAAAGCGAATAAACTTCGTGAAGATGGTAATAAACTATTAAATAAGATATATAATAAAGATTCAAATACATCCAGAACAGCTACTCCGGCTAAATCACAAAGATAAAGAGGGTTCTTAAATGACTCAAACAGTACAAAACATCCATGGTATTTTAGGTATACCACGAGACGATATTTTCAGTTTAGATAATATCCGGCCACAAGAAGCAGCAGCTACTAATAGTACGACATATTCTTTCTTTCCAGAGAGTAACCTTGAGTGGGATGTTTCACCTAACGCAAATAATTATACAAACGCAAACGGAGAGTATTCTGGAAAATTATTGGCCTCAGGTATTCCTGCTAATAATAGAGAGAGTTTAGATGTTTCTATCGTGCAAGGAGGTTTTCCAGACCAAACAGCTACTTTTAAAACTATGTATCCGACTTATGTTTTTGATAATATTAATGTCCCTATTGATTTTCAAATAGCAGGTCCAGGATCGTCGTCTTTAAGTACAAATATCACACTAGCAGCCTGTGTACTAAACTCAAATGAGACCTTTGTATTCCCTCCAGGAGGCACATACTACTTTCAAACGGTAAATCAAAAAACTTGGAATTCGGACTCTACTGGTTCTTCTCATTCTACTTTTAATGTAATTAAATTACCAGATGATACATTTATACTCATAGCTCTTTCAGTCAACTCTTTTTTAATAAAAGTTTCTGAAAACGCTACCTCTTGGACCGAAGTTTCTAGGGTGGTTTTAGATGGTTCCCTATATAATAAACCTATTTTGGCATATGATCCTTTAACAAAAATACTAACGGCGGTAGTCTTGGATACTACTGCTGATCAAGCCCTATGTTACCAAAGTAGCGATATGGGAGCAAGCTGGGTACTTTTTGATCTTATTGATAATGTTAGTGACCATAGAATGGTATCCGTATCAGACACACTTCTATATGCTTATTTAGATCTAACTACAGATGTTTTGCATTTTAAGCAGCGTGTTGGAGGAGGGACTTTTATAGATATATTCAATACCATCACAAGTTTTAGTAGGACCTCTGGAAGTTTAGCCTTAACTGTATACCCAAACAATTGGGTTATTGCTATAGGCAGAGATACAAGTAATCAATATTTGAAGATAAATATCTCTACCGACTTAGGTAAAACATGGGGTGATTTAACATCTACATATCCATACGTAAATGGATCTGGGACAAGTAATCGTGTTTTGGATGAAGGTGGTACTTCTGAGATGGTAATATTATCAGCTTGTGTTGTAAACTATTCCCTCAGGTTATTTGGGTTCATACAACCGAACGGAAATTACTACGTAGGTAATATAAATTTAGGACAAATTAGAAGCAACTCTGTAATTTTCGAGACTTCATTTGGAACTACATATATTCCGAGTAATTTACCCACAAGTAATGGATGGAGTTTGGGAGCGGGTTCGACAGCAGCAAATGGTACGATTTTAGATACCTCAGTTGGTACAGGTACTCGAATATATTCAGGTCCTCTGTTGAATATATCAACGAGTGCAAGTCATTGTTATTATACTAAAAGTAATGTTTTTTCAGTCGCAAATTCAAGTACGGTAAAATTTGCTATGAGACCTATTTCTGGAGGCTCTACAACAGCCGACAATATTTTTATCCTTATGAATTTTTTAGGAACTGGAAGCAATTATTGCTCTTTAAAATTAAGATTTTCTACTACTCAAGTAGTGGTTATAGATGCTGTTTCGGGAGTCTCAAAAGGAACCTTTAATTTATTGAGTACTACAGAGTTATTAGAGTTTAAAATAGGAAACGGAAAAGTTAGTGCTTTAAATGTATACATACAATCTAGAATATATGGAGACCAAAACTGGACAACTGTAACGTCAGATGACTTAACGGGTACTGCTACTGTTAAAAATAGTATTGAATTTGGTAACTTTTTAAGTTCTAATGGGTCATCTTCATCTCAATGGACTTTTTTAACCTCTGGAGTATTCGCTTCTTGGACTGGAGATGATTTACCTAATTACCCTCTTTGTACTAAAATACCTCTTTGTAGTAAACCTACTTCTATCTACACCCCATCCTCTTTAAATATAAAAATAGGTGGAAAATCCGGACCTTTTAAAGAAGGTGACGATTATGATATAACCTATTTTAGTCGTACATCAATGCATAGAGGTATATCTTCTGTGTTGTATAACTCACCTAGACAAAGTTATATCGCTACAGTTACACCCAATACGCTTTATTATGCAGTATTTGATGCTGGTACTAATTATTACGGAAGATTAGGGGATACAATCGGATTAGCTTTACTAGGTTCTAATGCTGAATTAGTGAATATAGATGGTTGGAGCGGAGCTGCTTGGGTAAACATTGCCTCTATATCCCCTTTTGAACAATCCTTGGGAACTTCTAATGCTTGGGTAAGATCTAATACTTCAGATAAATTCTTTAGACCTAACGGTACTAATGGAAACCCTAGATATTTTAGAGAAAATCAGTTAGCCGGATGCATTATATCTATTTCAGATAATGCAGGAAATGTTGTAGTAGATACTTGTGTTTCTAATACTTCTGGACAATTCTCAAATGCTACTGGAGTAAAATCTCTTCTTTTCCAATTATCTGGAACTCCTTTATCTGGAACTTATGCTGGGTTAGCTACCTCTACTGTATCTGGATCTCCCGGAACTATAAGTGTGATGTGGCCTGATGTTTTATCTATTGGGTTAGCGACTGCTTCTGTGAGCAGATATTATAGAATTACTTTTAGAAGTAACGATTGGGAGACCGAACTCAGAATAGGTAAAATCATACCTTTTACAGCCATGTTTATACCTAAACAACAATCAGTAGGTGGGCAGATAACTTATCAAGCTAATGATGAAATTACTTCTCTGCCTTATGGCTTCCAAAGGGGTAGAAAATTAGCTCCTAGCTCAAGGATTGTTAGAGCGCCTTGGAGACAGCTTCTCCTAAACCAGAATAGGTATGCTGGTGGTACAGCAATAAATACAGTAGGCCCAGGGTCTTTTGCAAGATCAGTACAAGATGATAACCTTGATAAACTTCAATCTATGATAGAAACTACGGGTACATCTAAACCAGTTATTTGGGCTCCTGAAGTATATTTTACAGGAGATCCCGCCACTACGGGTCCTACTCAAATTTATGGTAAAGATGCATTCTTGTGGGGTAATATACAAGGGGATATAACTGCTACAATAGGACATGGTATGCGGTACGCTACTAACTCTTCTATAAAAGGGTATCATACAGTAGATACAGAACTTGTATTTAAAGAAATAGTTTAATATAAGAGGGGTTCAAATGCCTTCAACTAGAGTTTTAGCACAGAGACCAGGTCATTGGTTAGTCACTGTATACCCGTCTAAAAATGATTATCTAATTAATCAGAATGCTTGGAGAGGTTCTACTAGCTGTCTTTCTAACGGTTATTTTATCTCCATTTTAGATTCAGATGGTATTGCATATCAATATGATCCTAATATAGTTTCAGATATTGAATTGACTAGAGATTTAACTCTAAATACTCAATCAATCCAAATAAAAATGTACCCGAACATAAGTCCCAATAAAAATCTTCATGATTATGATATGTCCTCTGGTTTTGGAGAAATATGTTGGGTTGATGAAAACTCTACAGGAGATGGAATTGAACAACTATGGGGTAATAGAGATGTTTGGTTATTTGGACCTATGTCTGATTTTGAATATGGATTAGAAACAGAACCTATCTCTTTTAAAATCCAACAGACATCTCTTACTGATAAAGGTACTATATACCCTTCTAATTCTGTTATAAATACTGGTAAATTCTTAGATGTAGTTTATACGGGTGATGTGGAGGCTACTAAAACACCCTTAGCAAGTAATGCCTCTGGGTTATTACCACCTATACCCATTTATTCTTCTAAAAGTAATTTAAATACATCTACTACATTAAAAACACCTTTGATATGTGTTAAAAATGATGTGAATGCTGTTTCACCAGGTACTAATTATGTACCTAGAAGATTTCTTATATCTTATGAGGATATACATACTTATCTGACTTCTGGAGGGGATGGAAGTGCAGGCTCTGTCTTTTTAAATTCAGATGGTGTGTCTACTTTTTTTGAACCCGATACGGATATGGGATCTGTATTAACTGATTTTGATGATTTAGGGAATCAGTATAGTTATTTTAATCAACAGAAACAAGCAAATTTAATTAGTGGAGTTACTTTTACCAATGGACTGACTACAGTCACAACTACAACAAGTAGGTTCAGTAAATTGCAAGTAGGGGACCAGATTAAGGCTAACTCTCACACTGATGATATGTATGTAAAAATAGCGAGTATCGAATCAAATATATCTCTAACACTATACTCAGCATACCAAGGGGCATCTATAGGTCCTACTACTATGGATGTTTATAAAACTGTTTCTAACATAGCCTACACAGGCTATGTAAACTCAGTAGGTATTTCTTCTACTGTAGATGGTAGTAGGACTATAGACGATTTTGTTGATTTCCTGGTATTTTTATTAGAAAGATCCAAACTCAGTGTAAGTTTTGATAGAGGATCTTTATTATCCTTGAAAAGCAAATTGAATGGTTGGATACCTACAGTTTTAATCAATGAAGACAGCCCCCCTTTAGATTATATTAATAACAACGTGTTACCTTTATTGCCCATAGTGCCTTATTTGAAAGCTGGGAATTTGAAAATTTTATGGGACGGAATTTATTCTGCGGAGGAGTCTGTGACTACTATAGATTTAACAGATAAATCTATAGGGTTATATAGGACTGAAACTATTTCTTCTACACCTATTGAACAAATATACAATAACATAAATATCTCATATGCATGGTCTGTCATAAATCAGAAATATTACAATACAATATCTGTAGGGTCTAAACAGGTACCTTTAGATTCTTCATCTTACTCATATGATTATAAAAATAGATCACGTTATGCTAATACTAGAGCTATTACATCACAATACACTTATGAAGATATAAATAGTTCTAATTCTCCAAATGCTCGAAACTTGTCTATAGATGCTTCTACTATTCATGAATTCAATACTGCCATGTTAGTGGCTAATAATTTGCTTTATAGAAATGCAGAGACAAGAAAAACTATAGAACTAACTGGTTTTTCTTTCTGGAGATGGTTAGAGCCAGGAGATATAATTACTATAGAAGAAGATGAGGTATTACCCGCTAGTTTTGCTAGGGTGATGTCGATGACTAGAAATAGTTTTGGTGATGTTAAAATGACTGTAGAAACTCTTCCCGCTATTTAATAAGCATAGACATTATAGTTACAAGGTATAGCATATTCCGCAACCCCTTGAGGCCCACATGCCAACCATCCTATTGCTTCTTTATAGTTGTTATAGTAAGTATAGTAGTAGCTCATATTATCCTTACTACATCCGTATTGTTGTAAATCATAAGGCATTGTTGTGTAAGAAGCTGTCTGATAAAAATTACAGTAATATAAGTTTTTAGCATCTACCTGATCTTGATACCAATCTCTATACTCAGCATAAGAATCTTCCACGGTTACATAATAAATTTCCTCCCATGGTAAAACCCCTCCATTTTCAGGAGTATATGGAACTGGCGTAGGAGTAAATTCTTCTGAACTTTCTGGTGTCCTAGTCTCTTCGGAATCTGGTGTCCTAGTCTCTTCGGAAGTAGGTTCAAAATCTTCCCTGGTATTTTCTACTCCACAACCAATGCTAAATGTTAACAAACCAGCAACAAAAAAGATATTCTTCATAATCCCCTCTAACAACGTTTTTATTATCACACTTTAATTATAACGAGTATTAACGAAAAATACTTAGAGACATTCTAAAATATTCAAACAAAAATCACTTTTTCGTCAACGTCATATATCATTTATGTCTTTTATTTGAAGATATATCTATATTTGGAGATGACTTTTATGAGTATGAAATCAACAGCCGTAATTACAGGGGCTTATCCTACAGCAGCCCCTTCTGATGCTGGGTTAAGTGGTAAAACTTTTCCGATTCTTGGAGGTTTTACCTCAATAGATTTTAAATTGCATGCAACAGCGGGTAGTGGTACATATATACCTATTGTTTGGGATAGTGTTGATTGGGTACCTCTTGGTTCTATTGCAGTAGATTCTGCCCTTTTAGGAGGATATGCTTTTGGAAGATTTTCTCCGGGGGCTTATTTTACTCATGCTGCTTTGTGGGAACAATCCGCTGCTACTCTTAATAAGAGTGCTATTGGTTTTAATATTAGATAATTTTTGAATAATAGAGGTAACCCTATGAGCGATCTATATCGTGGTGAGCAAATTACTCTAGCTGATTTGCCAACTACTTTAGCTACAGATACAGAAGTAACAACTGCTATATCTACACACGTAGCTCTTCCCGATCCCCATACACAATATATTTTGGATACTGAAAAAGGGGCTGCATCAGGAGTTGCTACTCTCGCAAGCGATAGCAAACTCACCACAAGCCAAGCCCGAGTAATGTCTTTGCCTGTATTGACCGGTACAGGCTTAACACTCGGATCAAATTATGAACTCCTGAGTCAGCGAGGAGCACAGTATCTCGCCATTAAGAAGTTCAAAACGTTTGGCTTGTCCGCACGTTCGATTGCACTCGCTGATTCAGAGTATGGATGGACCTGGAGCAACAGGTCACAGCTTACTTCAGGCGATGAAAACACTACGACTGCTAATGCTTGCAGATGGTCTCACAATGCAACAGCTGATCTCTATACTTCGGCGACCAGAACCGCTCCTATGCGGTACCGAACAATGAACAACATCTCAACTGGTGATTCGATGCAGGTCATTGCAAGGGTTAGTTCAGATGCAAGCCAGAACAGTCAATTTGCAGGTATCATTTTCACACCAGATTCGTCGCTGACAGCCATGCAAATAATGCAAGTCGGTTGGTCTGCTGGCGTTCCAAAGGTTGAGTCTTATAATGGTAGCTCGGTTCAGGTTGGTATCACAGCTCCTCAACTTGCGGCTGGCGTCTGGCTCATGATCGAGTTCAACAATAGAGTGCTGCAATCCTTCTATTCTGTCGCGGATCAAGCAACACCTCCAACAAGCTGGACAGTCTTGCAAGCGAATAACTCTACCTTCTCTGGTGTCGGACCTTGGAGATTTGGTCAAGTGATGTCTACTACTGCTGCGGCTGCGTTTACTGCTGATTACAAATGGTTTGATGCGAAAGGTAATACTGATCCAGAACTATGGGCTTCGAATCCGGTATGGGGAGCACAGGGTTATAACGCAACAGCTCCGGCAATCACATTACTTGCTGATTATGATCTTGGTCCAGTATCCCCGACCGTCAATCAGACTCAGTTACGCAATGTATTGAGCGATTCTGTGAACATGAATGCTCATGACGCGGCTAGCTGGACATTCTCAGTTGTTAGATCCGAATCTTTAGGAGCTGTTGCAGGTACATACGCAGCTGCTGGTTCTGTAACTGTCGAGGGATCTGGACGATATTTGAACGTATTCGCCAAGTGTTCCTCATCGGGTATACAGTCGGGTTCTTTACGACTTCCACTCTACATTCCATTGACACCAGCTTAAGGAGCTATCGAATGAATTGTTATATTTGTGACACACTAGAAGTATACGAGTATGTGTCTGAAACTCAGGGTAATCTTATCTACACTTTTGAAGTGTCGAATGGCGTGTTGCTCAAAGGTTCAAACGAATCAAACCAACACTTTTTGTGCAATAACTGTATGGTTTCTTTGCGTGATAAGGTCAGAGTGGACCGTGGGCTGTGATGACTTTCGATAAGAGAGACCATGTAGGATACGTTAAGGATCTAGGCCCGATTTCTTTCTGCCTAATTCATTTAACTTAACATCCATTCTTCTGTATATTTTGGATCCCATGTGATACCCCTTATGATAGCACTGACGTTTTGCTGTGTACAGCCAATCATAGCTCCTATAGCCTTCTGACTATATAAACCCGACTCATACATCTCACGCGCCTTCTCGGCATGTTCTGGTGTCACCTTATCCCAAGGTCCTCTTTTTGCTATAACTCTATGTCTATTATTTGTTGCTCTACTACCTAATTTTAGGTGATCGGGATTTAGACATTTACGATTATCACAGCTATGACAGACTATATCATTCTTAGTAAGTGTTTTTCCATGGATTTTTGAATACATCCATCGATGTCCATATTCCCAAGGCTCACCTTTACCTGGGTATATAGCCGGATAGCCACATACTGTTCCTTTTTTCCAATTCCAACAACCCTCATTATTTATCTCGATTTTACTTTTTATGCTTTCAGGTATGTTTGAAGCGAACATAAGATACCCCATATATTAAGATTAGTTCTAAGCACTCTGGACCCCCTGAGTGTTTGTTTATATGGGTGTATCTTATGTTTTTAATGTCTGTATAAAGATATTACAGACATATTGTAATATCTTTAGTTAGTTTTGTTTTATTTTGTGTGTTTTTGATATGTAACTTTATAAATTCATCCGCTATAGGAGTACCTTTAGTTATCATCCTCATGAGAAGCATCTGATTTATGTTTTCTACGACCTGTTTCATCCTTTATCTCCCTCTCAATTTCCTGTATACCTAATGTTAGTGCGGTATTTACTAGGCTTTTCATTTTATAGTTATGTTCCAAACATATAGCTTGTAAGTATTTCAATATGTCAGTGTTTACTTCTACTGTACTTCTTTTAATAGGTTTGTTTATTTTCTTCTTCTCTATCAGCACTTTTATCTCTCCAAGTAGTTAATGCTTCCTTAATGTTTTTGTCTTCTATATATTCAGCCACTGTCTGTGCGTTTCTCAACATCTCTTCCTCTTGTGCCTGTGTAAGCCTTAGTTTATCCAGATGCGTTGAGAAACGCTGTAGAATGGCTTGAGGCGGGTTAAGCCTTCTACGTTTATCTTTAGGTTGTTTTGTGTATTTTTTATGTCCATGTGTAGCTAATATATCATCTAAATTTATGTCTGTATCATCATAGCTATCTAATATTGTTTGTATGTCTATTATGTCACGGGTAATACTCCTCTTCATGGTTTTTAACCCCCTTTATTTCTTTTGGATCAAACTCTCTTAGAGCCTTTTTTAGCAGATAGTCTATCAAATCTACTTGATAATAACCATATTGCCTACACAGCTCCCTAATCTGGTCATGTGTTTCGGCTGACATAGTCACGGATATTACTGCTTTGTTCCTTTTCCGAATACGCATTTTTTTATCCTATGTTTTTATATATTGTATACGTATACAGTGATGTATAAAAGGATTATGCAAAGTGTTTATTGGTAGGTAGTTTAGTTTAGTTCAGAAAATGTGTGGAGATATATTGTTCGAGGATTTCTTGTTCTTTGAGGTCTTGTTTTTCTAATTCTAAATCTCTAACCCAATCAGGTTTAGTATTAGTTTTGGGAAATCTATTGATAAATTTCTTGGTAGGTTTTATAGTCCTGGCTCTAGGCTTTTTAGGTTTAGTTTCTTGATTGTAAGTAGAAAGGATTGAGTCTAGGTCTTGGGTTTCTTCAGCGAGTTTAAGGTTTCGATATTTCATATACACCTAACTATATGTATTCAATATAGTTAGGTGTATACAAACAGAGAATTAAGATTGGTTACACTTAAAAGCTTTAGATATTCTTAATTTGGAATTTTTTCTGTGGTAGGATCTGAATTTCTTTATTAAATCTTCATCTTCCAGATTCCATCCATATTCTCCATCTTTTTTATATTTTACCTTACTAAGGTCTATCTTCTCTTCATCAATGAACCCCCTAACTATGGAAGCTAAAGTAGTAGAGGGGTCGTGTGTTGCTCTACACTGTTCCCATGTTATGTCTTCATTAGTTATAGAACATTTCATAGTGTTATTCACTTGATGTTTTTTGAAATAATTCTCTTTCCACCAAAAAACATTGTTCTCGACAGTTTTCTTACATGCTTTAGAGAAAGATGTATATTCTGGCAGCTCTCCAGACAAACACTTACCATATGAAAAGTCTTCTGTAGTTCCGTCTGACCTTCGGATATGAAAACATCTATTAGCAAAATAGTCAGTGTCACCTACATAAATGCCTACTATCCCGCTACCTGCTTTAGATGTGTAGCTTGGATGAAGCACTAACAAACTCATCACATCTTCATAGTCCTGTTCATTTAAAGTCTGACCTAACTCATAAGAGTTCAAAATACTTTTGTAGTGTTTTGTGGCATCTGATTTTGTTTTAAATACCTTATCGCCTATTGTTATTTGCATATAATCTCCTTAAAATAATCTGAGTTTTTGAATTTAGGCTATATTAAAATACTTCAAAAGATATTTCTACTTCGTTTTTTTCAACAATATTGTCAGGGTAGAAACCCTCAGGAGGTGTATAAGGTGTAGCTGGCGAAGAAGTTAAAGGGTTCCAACATCTTTTACCCGCTGTCCACCCTATCTTAGTTAATCTAGAAGCTAATTGCCTCTCACTTATCTTATAAGTGTGTAGCTCATTGAATTTTTTAGTAGCAGTAGCTAAAAAATTCACTCCGTTTATCATATGTTCTTGAGCAAAAAGTTTATACTCATCTTCTTCTATTCCTTTTGCATTCTCTTCTTGGTATATATCGGATCTACCGAATATACCATTTTTTGACATGGCCCATGTTACAAAAGCGTCTATATGGTTTTTCACAAACCATTTACCAAAATGAGGTATCGCGTCTTTTGTATCCCGGATTCGTTTGTTTATGGTCAATACTCGTACTCTATCTTCTACTGCACCCGAATAATCACCCCCACGTCCCATCTCTTCGTTAGCAAAAAATAAAAGATTTGCCCTACTTGTAAATTTTACTGGCTCCTGTCTTATAGGCCTTGCTTGTATTTCGTCTCCTCCGGTCATTTTTTTGATAGTAGCGATAGCTCTTCTAGATGGCTTGGAAATTTCTCCTCCTACATTTAGAAGCGAATTTTTTAATTCTGCTAGGTAATATTCTGCATTATCTGCCCCTAAATTATCCATGCCTACTGCACTTCTATGCTGAAGTGGTACAAGCCCTTGTAATATATCACTTAATTGTGACTTACCCGTCCCAGGTGCTCCATAAAGGTATAGTAGTTTCTGGTGAGATACATCCCCCAGCAAAACGGCCTTTGCAAATAAACCATACTCATCTAATTTTTGTAGAGATTCTATTTCTGAATCACCAAACATAGGCATTATTTTTTCATACACTATGCTTGTAGATATGTTTGGGTCCCATGATACATCCAATTGATAAGTACAAAATATACCTTCAGTATTATTTTTGGGCTCAGTCTGTTCTCCTGCTAGAACTGCTTTGCGACTTATGATACCATTTTTAAAAGATATATAATCTTGTTGCTGTTCTTCATACTCTGGTTTCCAAGTATCTTCTTTAACTATCCACAAAATGGCTTCTGTCTGTGATTTTATCTGTGAAGCAGAGGTTATTATTTTTTCAGCTCTCATCCTTTTTGCAAGTAAGGTATGTATATTCTCAAGTTCTTGAGACACATAATATTTTTTCTTATCGTCCCATTTATAAATGAGGTTACCTGGGGTAATTACATATTTTTGATCTATAAGATAATTGATAAATGCATCCTGTACCGCAAATAGTTTATCTCCTTTAGAACCTTTACTTTTAATTCTAGACCCTGGAGTACCTTTTGAATTCCTTTTTGCTGATTTAAGTTTAGTAATTAAATCCTTATCTTTCCAAGGGGGTGAGGCATTACTATTATTCCATTTCTTAAATATGGCTAAAGCTAAATCATCAGGAATATTAAAGTCATTTTTTATTGAACATGCTACTTTATAAGTATTTTTATCTCCACCGTCACCTGTTTGAGCATTGATCTTACTTATACTATTCCAACATTTTTCTAATATTTTCTTTCTTTCTTCCAAACCTGTTGGAAAGTCTGTAGGTATTTCCAACAGGTTTGGAGTAAATGTATTTTCCAAAGGCACTGGAAACCATTTAGCGTCAAAAACAGGTATCTCAGAATCTTCCCAGGTCTCATTTATCCATTCATATACTACTCCTGTTACATGTACACTTGGTGGAGCTACAACATAACTGTTATCTCCTTTTACATCTATATCAATTTTTTTGCCCTCTACCTCTATTTTTATTTTTGTATCAAGAGGAAATCCCGGATGTTTATAATACCTATGATACCCCTTAGCTGTTTTCACCATCATAGGAGTTTTTGGTAAAGTTTCAGAAACCCATTTCTCACCCTCAATGGAGTCAGAATCCACAACTACATAATCACTTATTGCTCCTAAGACTATACCTATATTTCTCTCATAATATCTGCTAGAGTTTAATTCACCAAACCAATATGCGGTATTCTCTGATGTTGGATGGGCTCTTTGGTAAGGCTCCCATGTAGAAACACCTTTTTCATCTTTCGGTAAAAGTCTACTCAATGGTTTTTTATTGTCATACTTATAGACAAGTTTGTTATTTTCATCTAAGGTAGGCTCTAAGTCTATGCCACCATAATTGAGCGGTATGAAACTAAGCTTTAAAGCTGAGTACATATCTGCCATTTTTCGTAACCTATTTTCTGGTTTTGTATCTAAGTCTAAATCTTCAATTGATTCGGTATCGATTTCAAAATTTTTTACCATTTTTGTTGCTCCTAAGTGTTATAGGAGCGAGTTTATAAGTATACTGTACTTATACTTTGCTACTGTAATAGCATTGTCCCGCCCCCTGATGTTTTTGTTGCTTTAAGGCCTGAGGATTTGGCTGATCCTCAGGCCTTTTTATTTTCTACTTATCTTAAGTCTAACTTGCCATCTTCAATATCTTTTAATCCTCGTTTTATAATCTCAGATGCTACTGAACTTATTCTACGTGTGGTGCCACAATAGGCTATTAACTGTTCATATACATCTTTGTTTAGTCCTATTACCCTGCCATTCTTGCTTTTAGTCTTTGTTTCCATTTCGGCTCTCCTTCTAGTAGTTTTTATACTGTAAGTATTTTTACACTACTATATTCTATAAATAGATTAGTGATTTTATCCTAAATGTGAAATAATTTTTAATAGTAATGCCACATCTATGTAGCATTACCTGTATTTAAGCTGAAATCTACACTATTTCAAAAACAGGTATTTTTGTAAAATATTTTTGGTTTGCCATTAACGGCATTCCTTGCCTTAGTAAAATAACTACTTTTTGAACAGGTGTTTTCAGCAAAAACAGTATAACCATATGATAAAAAACATTTATCTGAACCTACACATCTTTCTTGTGGAAAGATGTGTAGGTTATATGTGTAGGCGAATTCTTTAATAAAATCATATAATAACAAAATTCCTACACATCTTTCTGAGAACTCCTCATGTTCTATACAAATTTTAAAAAGTGTTTTTCAAGAGCCACTTAAGACATACCTAAGTGGAGTAAGCAAAAAACTAATTGCAGATAACTCCTCTTTTTGAAAGATGTGTAGGAATTAGAAGAAAGTGGCTCTAAGTATAGGTAGTCATTAGAGAATAAAATCCTACACATCTATTCTTGGCTTAAAAACAAGAATAGATGTGTAGGCATCCCTCAATTTTTGTGCCACATCTTTTTAACTTAATGTTTTCGCTAGAGAATAGTATGATTTTAAAAACCCTATAGTATCTAACATTTGTGTACAATACTATTGAATATTTTATGTCCTCAAACACAATATAAAGTTATTAAGAATAAATGGGTAACTATAGATTTTAAGTCTAGAGATAAATATCTTAGACAGAACAAAAGAAGACAAACATGACTCACAAGCGGAGTGCCCTTGAGTCACGTTTATAAAAGGATAGGGTAGTAAGGGGTAGGATTAGCTGACTATATCAAGGATAACCGTGTCCGTAGATCTTGACACAGCTTTGGCATTAAAGACTTTACTATATGCTATTTTAGCATCTTTATCTACAGAATATAGATTGACCCAAAATTCAGCCTGATCAATGACTCTTGCATCAATAAAAGCACTTTGAGCTATTGCAATACCATTATATATGACTGTAACTTGAGTAGTATCCTCAGAAATAAAGTCAAGTGATTCTAAGGTATGTGCAACTTCTGGTAAAATAACATAACCAACTACTGCATTATCATATCTAGCAACGAAAGCCATTTTAACTCCTAAATTTAATTACCAAGCGCCAGCTTGATATGTATTACTCGCGAAAGTTTGACTAGAAACTCTCACCCCTAATTCGGATGCTAATGTTTCCCTGGCATCCGTACCGTATGCTATGCTACAAGCAGTGATTAAAGAGAATAGAATAGCAACTAACCAAAATAATAATGTGTTACGTGTTTTTTGGAGCATGATCAGAATCCTTTGGATCTTTAGAGGTTAATAAATGTTCTGAAGTCCTACGAAGATTTTCTAAAGCTAATCTTTGGATATCAACTTCTAATTGATCTTTTTGGGCTTCAATTAAATCATTTTGTCTCTTTTTATGTATAAAAAGATCAAGAAAATCTTTTATGAATTGTGATAACACTTTATAAATTTTAGTGACAACATAAATGATAAAGAGAATGCAGAACATGATACCAGCAGCAAACCTGCTTTGACTGTCTAACATTATATCTAACATTTTACCTAAGAACATGTCAAACATGACTACCCCCTATAAAAACCTATTAAACAAGACAGATTGGATTAGAACCTTCCCAGCAAGCTTTCGAAGTATCCCCGTTAACGGGTAAACCTATTTCCGATACTCTTTTGAGTATCGCCGCAGCCACACGATGCCATCTATCTCTTTCATCTTGGCTAAGAACCTCCCAAGGTCTATACCTTGATGAAGCTTCATAAGCGATTTGTCCGTATGTCATGTTTCCACCTTTAGATTTTTATATACAATATTAGTTCGTAAGCAGGTCAAAAAACCTACAAGTAGTTATATTTTATATGTTATAGACTGAGTATGCATGGCCCACGGTAAAAAAGTTTTAACCACACTGTAAAATCTAGTCATATAGAAGGAATATATCAGTATTCTATATCATAGAATATTAATAGAAAAGAATAAAAAGCTTCTAAGAAGGGGAGAATATGTTGCTGTTAAATACAATACAAAATAAAAGAGTAAGATTAAAACCAGAAATAGTATATGCCCCCATAACAGACCAAATATATCAACAACACCCGTTATGGTATGTAGCATGGGAATTTGAAGAGGGGACTATTTTAGAACGTGACTGGTTTGATACGGTATTTAAAGGTAAGAAATTAATAGACATTAACAATATGTTTTTAGATTTGGAAAAAAGAGTAGGTCAGAAATAATAGAATCTCAGAACTCATTCTGTGATAGCAGGTGTAGATACTATAGTTTGATTGACTGGGGTTAATAAACCTGCTTGGATTAAGGTTTTTCTTTCAGCTCCTCTAAGTATTAAGATACTTAGAGCCATATCTCTATTAATAGTATTATCTTCTAAGTCATTTTCAGCAAGATATAAATCAACAGGTGTTTTGATACCTTTATCTACATCAATTCTTATAGTATTTAGAAGCCTTTCTTTTTCATCAGATGTCCAACTAATAGGGTACTGTATTTCAAAATCATCTTCGGGTATATATTTCTCGGGATATAAATAATTCCAAGTGGATACAAGAATTTTTATTAACTCTTTATCCTTTTTCTTATTCTGAGTTTCTTGTTGAGATCTATATTGCCAAAGACCACTAAGCTCAAGTTGTATAGCTACACCACTCTTAGCAGACTCAGATTTCCTAACTTGTAAACCTGTATCATATCTACCTAAAATTTCTTGTATACGATCTGAATGTTGAGACCAATATTTTTCTAAAGCTACAGAACTATCGGGTATTATCTCCATAGATTTATTGCCCTCACCAAATAAATTAATGAGTATCGAAGGCTCTAACATCGCCTCTTGTGTCCCCTGTAAAGGAGACTCAGAAAATATCACAGGTCTAGAAAAAGCCCCTACATAACTCATCCATCTTAAATGTGATCTCTCAAGTATAATCTCAAGAGTGTCTGTGACCATGTCTCCAGTAGTCGGCAATAGACAATTCGGAGAGGAAGAACCCTGATATATGATACCACCCATAATAGGCTTACCTTTAAAGTACCACGGGTAATCATCACCGGAAAGAAATTTTATAGCTTTGTTTGTACCAGTTTTTTTAAAAACTTTATAATCAGATATATTTTTCCAAACTGAAAAAGAAGGTTCTTCAGAAAAATCCCAAACAAAAACCCCTTGATTACTTTCTTCTATAACAATCATAGGCTTTAAAGGATTATTCGGAAATGGAATGGCCGTAACTAAATGTGGGGGCACTACTACTAAACCAGGAGGAAAACCTTCCTCAATATGAGGTCTAACCCAACAAGACCTTAAACCTATGGCATACTCTAGTTTATGTTGCAATACTACATCTAAATCAACGGTCTCTTTGCACTCTTGCCAGTTTATATTTTCTGACAAACTACCAGTAATACGAACCCCTTTGCGATGTATCATGGCTAATTGATCTACAACTCTATGTTGCAAATGCCAAGAGACATCTAAAGAATTAATTAAATGAGCATGTTTTAGACCAACCCCACTGTCATTTACAGGTCCAGAAGACACAGTCTCATCTAAATATCTTTGTAAAAGGACCCCAAAAGAACCATATAGACGGTTATCTGTTTTCCCACGATACCAATCTGATTCCCAGCTAATAAGTGCATCTAAATGTTTTCTTTTTCTTTTTGTTTCAAAAAAATCATACTGACTAAGATCAAACATATACAACTCCTTCTTTAAATATGTCAGAAGCAAACGCATAAGCCAAACTATCCGCCCTATCTGGTGATGAAATGCCTCTTTTTTGCATATCTATTTTAGATTGGACTTTTATCTTTCCATCATTCCGCTCTTCTATAATAATAGACAATAACTGTTCTATGAGCTTTCCATCATTAGGGATAGCAATACATTTGTCTAAGCTGAGTCCCTTTGAGGTAGCTTCAAAGCGCTCGTGTAAGGCCCAATATAATCTGGCCCTACGGTTAACGAATCTAGCGGACTCAGAAGAGCCACCACCTCTAATACCAAAGGCTTTTTTAAAATCTTTTTGTTTTAAATAACTGGAGAAATTCTCTCCCCAACCACCATCCGCATCATAATATAATTTATCACAATCTTTGACTAGTTCAAAAGCCTTTTCTGATGATTGAAGACTATCCTCTAATCTCCAAGATGTAATACCAAGAACTTTAATACCTTGTCTAAGTATAACTACAGACTCACAAACTCCACCCCCCGATGGATCGTACCCAGCATGAATAGGTATTGAAGTATTATTGATTTTCAACTTGTTCCAAAGATCTACAGAAGCTTGGATCCACTCTTTTTTAAATAAAGTACCAGATAGAGAAGCAAAAGGGTCACAATCTATCTCTCGTGAGACATAGATAGCATCTTTTTCTGAGACCATTTTGTCATACCAACTTTGAGTCTTCCTTAAATCATCAGTCCATTTAAAATCAAACCTGGCAATTTTACCATTAGTAGCTAGCTTATAGAATAAATTACCCGGACTTGTGAAGGTAGAAAGATATATAGCCGACCCTCCGTCTTGAATATTACCTGTGACAGCATGGTCTATAGACTCTTGATGCTCACATCCAGCAAACTCATCTAAAAAATACATCTTAGATCTACCACCACGACCTACACCATCTCCACCTTCTCCTTTTAAAGTTGAACCATTTTCTAAATTTAAGATTAATCCTACTTTCTCATCATGAGCAGGTGTAAGAAAATTAGGTAACATCTCAATAGCTAATCTGATTTTACCAAATATACTATCTAGGTTCCCTTTTTCATCTACATATTTAAGTTTCCGACTACTAAAACCTATTGAAGTTTCTCTTTTAAATAACCAACACCAAATACCAAAAGAGGCACTAACCCAGGTAGCACCTATATCACGAGGCTTTACTACTACACCAGAAGTACCTGTAATATATCTTTCATAGAGCCAGAGAATATATTTTTTTTGAGCAGGATATAATTTAAAAGGTATTCTAGATGGGTTTTTTCTAGGGTCATAAGTCCAAATCCAATTATCTATAAAATATATTGGATCTTGATTACATCTAACTAATTCATCTAAAAGAAAATCCTTTTCAGTTTCACATCTTATCTTAAGCTTGGTACGTCGTAGTATTTCAGATTTGAGATCCATAACGCTCCATTAATTGCTCTACAGATAATTCTTCTAATTTCTTAGAAGCTATTTCTGGAATAGCAGATATAGATTTGTTAACTTTCTCAATCTCGGTAGGAATATAGAATGCTCTTCTTTCCATAATCTTGAGAGCTGTATTAATAGATTGGACATCACCATTTTTTATCTTCCCTTCTAGTGACTTTAACATTAGGTCTAATCTAAGTAACTCTTGCTCCCTAACCAGCTCAGCCAACTCACGATATTTATCTTTTTGCTCTAGAAGAGCAGACTCAACATGTTTATATGCAGTTTGTTTGGACACACACATCGTATCCGCTATCTCTTGATATGTATACCCTTTAACTCTTAAATCTAGAGCTTCATATTTTCTGATAGCCCCCTTAGCAATCGGTACTGACATTTTAGATTGTCTTGGCATGTTTATACCCCTCTCTTTACTTACAAGTTTGATTTCATTAGCAATATTCTTTTTATATAACTTATGAACTAAACATTTAGTTCATAAGTTATAGTCTCAACATTATTCATTTATATCAACTTACTTTGAGTTCATGATGAATAAAAGGATTAGTAGATACTAACCTAAGGGTATAATTCGTGGGTATGCAAAACAAATCTAAAGTAAATGCTTTATCACAAGAGTTAGTAATAGAGGCAGAAGTTTCTTTACCTACTGAGTTTTGTTTATTTAAATTCGGAGAGACCTGTACTTCTAAAGGTACAGTATATCTAGAACAAAAAACTGCTGAGTTATGTTTGTTAGCTTGGAAAGACCAAGGAAATGATTTACCTCTAGATTATGAACATCAGGCTATTAAGACGAGTAATGGACCTGTTCCGGCGGCTGGATGGTTCAAACTAGAGATAAAAACTGATGGTTTGTATGCTGTAAACGTAGAGTGGACTGAAAAAGCTAGAGAATTACTCAGTAGTAGAGAATATAGGTATTATAGTCCTGCTTTTTATACTGACCCTGACAATAGAGTAATAGAAATAATAAACTGTGCTTTAACCAATATCCCCGCAATTAAGGACTTGAAACCTTTAATAGCCTCCAAATTAGAATTACAAGGAGAAGATATGACTGCTGAAGAGTTAAAAGCATTCTTAGATGAATGCAAAATTATGATTAATGAATGTTTAGCTGCTGTACCTCAGCTTGTAGGACAAGCTTTGCAAGATCATATGGCTCAAATGGAAAAAGAAAAAGAACTACAAGAAGAAGTAGAGGTAGAATTAGCTGAAATTACTCAAGAAGTACCACTACCTGAAGAGTGTAAGAAAGATGAAGAGATTAAAAAACTTTCAGCTCAAGTAGAAGATCTTGAAAATCAGACCTTAATAGCGGCTTTGATGTCCCATGGAGCAGATACTACAAACTCAAAGAGATTTGAGGATCTAAAAGTTCTTTCTAAACTCCATATGACCGAAGGACAGAGTATAGTAGAAGCAGTAGCATCTTTTGCTAAAGAAAATGCAGATCTTTTTACCGCCCCAAAAGCTACTACAAAGACAGTAGATCGTAAAGCTTTGAATGTACTTTCTAAGCCTGTTGAAACACAAACTAAATTAAGTAAATTTGAACAATGGAAGAAAGCTACCCCTTCTTCCGCATCAAAATTCATTGGAGGTAAGTAATTATGGCTATTTCAGGATTAACTACTAACGGAACTTCTGTAGCAGTTTCTGGTATTACCGCTCTAGGTAACGGTACTCGCTCCCGAAGATTTTATTATACCACAGGAAGAGCTCTTCCTATACACGCTAACTTTGTTGAAAAAGACACTGTAGATAAAGGCTCCGCCTCTACTACTTTCAGCCGTGTAGGAGCCGCTATATCGGCCGCAGCTTTTGCAGAAGGCGCTTCTGCAATGACCCCTACAAGCATCCCTACCGTAAACAGCGTGGCTTTGACAGCTGCTGGTTTCGGTGCTTCTATGGCTATTACCGATGATCTTGATTATCGTGTAACTGATGAAAATGACGTCAATGCTTTTATTGACGAAGAGATTGCATTTGCCTTAATGCGTTATCCTCAAATAGATAGCTCAACCGGTATTGCATATCAATATACTCAAGTTACTGCCGATAATGGTAATACTGGATTACCTTTGGTCAGAGCTGCTATTATGGCTGGAGCAAACGATGTTTGGGCAGCTACAAAACAATATAGCACCCAGCTTGTTTGTGTTATCGAAGGTAAAGGCGCACAAGATTTAGAAGATGAAGCATTAGCCTCTGGTGGTTCGGTATACGCTGGAGATTTAATGCAAGCAGAAGTAGAAGCTCTTGTTGCAAAGAATCCATTCCTCAATGATAAGAATTACCTATTTACCATTGGTAAGGGTAGAGTACATATCTTTGTTGAAAATGACCCAGATGCATTGATTACCTCTGGTGGAGATAAAGTAGGATGTATTTACGTCCCTGCTCAGGATTTTGTAGGAGACCAAAAAGTAGCCCCTGCTTTTGCTCTTGTCTATAAGAGTGACCCTGCATCGGTATCTCGAAGAGGAGCTGTTGAAGTAAATGATGTAGCTTCTTTGACTGGACCTCTAGTAATGATGACTAGAGCATATGTTGGTTCCAAAGACTTGACTCGTGACGGTTTTGGAGCAGCTAGCTCTGGTATTATTTCTCAAAGCTCGGCTTCAAAAATTCTATATGTAGCTTAATAACTAATTTATAGAATTTAAAAGGGAGATGTGACATAAAAAGCACATCTCCCTTTTTTACATGTACTTTTTGAGGGGATTATGTCAATGGTAACGGATTATATAATTGATGGGTCAGACCCACAAGCCACAATGGTTTCTGATGGGTCTAAAGGGGACAATATAAAGGGGCATATACAAATATACTCTACAGAAAATGCTCCTACATATGAATTTACATATTGGTCAGGTAGATTGATAAATGACTTAGAAGGTAACGTTTATCCTGTATTAGTTAGATCTTATGCCACTATAGGATCTGAAGGAGTAAAATGGTCTTCTGTACCTGATAAGAATGGTAATAGACAACTAGACCTAACAGATTTTCTTCTTATTAGACAATCCGAAGGAAAAATCAGAGTAGATTCTTTAATAGGTTTGTTACCGTCTGAGGCCGATACATCACACGAAGCGTATGTGGAATTTGCTCAGAAACTTTGCGACATAGATATATTAAGAAAAATAAAACAAATGGGATGTAAGATTACATCCCCGTTTAAATTTAAATTGACAAAGGCTTTGTTGCTGAAAAGATCTAAAGCTATAAATGCTATAGAGAAAAAAGACTTTGAAGAAGCTATAAAAAAAGCTGAAAAACAATATCAAAAATGGGCTACTATTTTTGATAAACTAAACACTGAAGGAGAATAAAAATGGCCTCATGGAATTTCCCCTCCCTTAATGGGATTATTCGCACCTCGAAGAATCTTCTTGGTGGCCGAGCTAAGTTTGATTACTCTGCTTGTTCGGCAGAACGTACAATTACTTTTCCAGATGCATCTATTACAGTAGCATCCGCTGCCACCTTATCCGGACATTTGGACGGAGGAGCATCTAAACATGATGCTACAGAAATAGATTTTGAACTTGCAGATGGTAGCAAAGTTATGATACAAGCAGCTTCTGATACAGTAGAAGCTGCCCTTATAGACTTAGACGCTAGATCCTTACCAAAAGCTGGTGGTCAGATCTCAGGTAATATAACTTGTGCTGCTGCTGAAACATTTGATGGTAGAGACTTATCTGTAGATGGTTCTAAACTTGATGGAATAGAAGCACTTGCAGATGTTACCGACGCTACTAACGTAGCAGCAGCTGGCGCAGTAATGGAAGCTGATACTACTACAGCAGCTATGTCTTTCGTAATAGACGAAGACAACATGGTTTCTAATTTGGATACTAAAGTTCCTACTCAACAGAGCGTTAAGGCTTATGTAGATGCTGCTGTTGTTGGATTATTGGACTTTAAAGGTGGTTATGACGCCAATACGAATACTCCAGATTTAGACACTGCTCCATCCGGAGTATTAAAAAGTGATGTGTATGTTGTTACAGCGGCTGGTACGTTCTTCACGGTAGCGGTTGAGGTGGGTGATCAATTAATAGCAAAAGTAGACGCAGCAACTCTTGAAACTGATTGGACTATTGTTCAGGCAAATTTAACAGCAACTACAATCAAAACTCAATACGAAAGCAATGCGGATACAAACGCATTTACAGATGCAGAGCAAACAAAGCTAGGTGGTATTGAAGCTTTAGCTGATGTGACTGACTTTACTAATGTTAATGCTGCTTTAGCCGCAGCATCTGCTCAAGTATTGCTCAATGGACAGAATTTAGGGAATATTGGAACAGCTACAGTAACAAACTTAACTGTATCAGGAGCTGCGTCTCAGGTAAATCTAGACCCAGGGTTAGGTGGAGATTTTATAATTATTCGTGTAGATAGTGGTGTTGTACCTTTATCTACAATTGCGGATAATACTGACTTAGGATTGAGTATACCAGTTGGAGCTATAATCTTAGGTGCATCTTCTAAGATAGTAGATGCTGTAACGGGTGTTTCTGCTGCGGGTGTGACTGTTTCTTTGGATTTTGCTGCGGGTAGCACTATGTCTGTAGCGGATTATATTTCTGGAGGAGATGGAAACGTAGTGGCCAATGCTAAAGTAAAAGCGCTTTATAGTTATGCAGATTCTAACGTTGTTTCTGCAATACCGGCTGACTTGAAATTGACTTTTTCTGGAGGTGTAGATAATACCCCTACAGCAGGATCTATTAGAGCAGTTGTACATTACATTACCTTAGCGGATCTTGATTAATATATTTTTAGGGATGAGGTGAGATTCCTCATCCCTAAAATAAACTTTGTTAGAGGGCAAAAATGGCTACATATTCTTTAGGCACACAAGATGGGTTAGCAACAAGAGAAGTTATTTTTGATTCTTCTACTCTTTTAGATTTGAGAGTTCAGAAAGATGGTAGTAATGACACTCCTGTGTCCTCTTCTTTGATTATATCTAAAGATGTTGTAACACAAGCGCCTCTTACAACTAATAGTAATGGGTTAATAACAGCTACCGTTAGTAGTACTCATCTTACTAATTTAGGTTTATCCATATGGGATTCTTTTGAAGCTCATTGGACTGTGACTTTTTCTGATAATGTTGTTAGAAGATTTTCAGAAGTTTTATTTGTGGCTGAAGCTATTATAGAACCTTCTTTGCAAGTGACGGATATAACCAACTATTATTATGAATTAACCCTAGCCAATTCTTTACCACAAGGACAGACTAACTGGTGGTTTATGGCAGAAATAGCCTTTAATGAAATGAGAAATTGGATAGATACTCAGACGACTGATAGAAGGATTTGGAAAACACGGAACGCACAAGCATATAGAGATTTACATAAGGAAATGTCTTTAGAGAAAATCTCTAGATATATGGATTCTAAATTAAATGGATCTAGAACATGGGAATCTAGAGCAGAGTTTCATACAAAACAAGTAGAGAAACAACAAGCCTCGGTGTTAGCTTATTATGCCAAAAGCAAAACTAATAATTGGGGAGATCAAGTTAATACAGATCTCATGACTATAAAATCTCCTAGTTTTTGGACAGGTAGAAATAGTCAATCTGATTGGGGTAAAAGATGATACCTTCTACCTATAGTGATGAAATTTATACTACTTTTAGAGATACCTTATTAGATAATACGGATCTAACAGAAGCTTTTGATGTTATCGATATAAAATCAGGAGGCTCTACTAGCTTAGATAAATCCTTTATTATTAATATCGTCAGAGAACGGTATCCTGAAGCTTCTATAGTTAATGAAAACGATAATTATTACATTTGGGATATAATAGTAAACGTAGTGATAGCCAGAGGTAATATAACAGCCACCGGAGGGTATTCTACAGATAAGAATACTATATTAGCATATGATAAACAGGTAGAAAATGCTTTTTATAAAGCTTTGGATATATTAACTGGGATTGAGAGTCTTAACATAGTTTCTTCAAATTATGTTAGATCAACAAACCCTAAAAGACTATCCACAGACAGTAATGATTATATAACCATAGATGTTTTTTTTAGACTTGAAGGATACGGACAAAAACTTTTTTAACACTTATGTATATCACAGCTTTCCCCTCAAGTGGCTTTAGCCTTAAATGTGATATACTTTTTTAGGAGTAAGTATGGCAACAACACTTGTAAATGCTTCTTTACAAGCCTCTCTAGGTTTAGTAGCCGCTTGGGGTACACCCCCAGCCTCTAATAGGTCTGAGCCTGTACCTTTTTTCTTGAACCAACAATTATCGAATGGTACAGGAGCAAATCAAGCTGATAGATGGTATGCTAAAGTAATTCAATTAGGTTCGGGAGCTAATACTACTTTAGACATTAGATCTTTTGCTGACGAGGACGGCACTACAGTTACTATTGCAGAGGTCATAGCCTTTGCCTTTGATAATAGTGCTTCTACTACAGTCGTTACTGTAGGGGCTTCTGGGGCTAACCAATTGAATGCCTTTTTAACAGATGATACCAGTGCAATACAACTTAGGGCAGGTACAAAACAACTTATATATATAAGTGATAATGGCTATGCGACAGGAGCTAATGATAAAGATTTGAAATTTACAAATGCTGCTGGGGCTACTGCTAATGTTTCTGTATGGATTTTAGGTAGATCTTCTTAATAAATAGAGGTTTTTATGTTGGTGAGTATACCAGAACTTTTAGAATATTTCGATATAAAACAATCCTCTGGAAATCAAGAGCAGTTGCATGTACGTGCTGAAATGGGTTTACCGCAATATAGATCTAC